GTATGGGAGTATGCGTAAGCAGAAGAGGCGTTGTAGAAACAGGGTTTGAGCAGCCTGATAGTGACATAGAAGTCGATCCTATCTTTAACTCTGAAATTAATAAACTACGAACTGTGGGTGAGGGTGACGACCAAAAAGAAGAACCGGTAACTGCTTCAGGCGTAAGGATTATCGCTCAGTTTGAGGTGACAGAACCTGGAATTATTAATATCTGGTCAGAAAACGACTTGAACCCACCTTTAAACGGTAACGAACCGAAAGAATTTAGTCGTAATGTTACGGCATCCCGTACAACTCACATAATCCGTGTAGCGGAAGGTTTTGTTGCTGCCGAACGCAAAAGCAGATTTCTTGAAGTCGGCTTCCGTAGCTCAGTGAATATGGACTTTAGTGGTGTCTGCGCTTGGCGCAATATACCGTACGACTACGAAAAAATTGATAACTTAAATGAAGGCGACAGTGGTTCTGGGGATAACGCTTCTTTCTACACAAACCCGATCTACACTTCGCCCGAAACAAGATACAGCTGCTTTAAGGTCGAGTATAAAAGAGCTGAAGATGAAAACTTTATCACGTTTCCTAATTTTTTCGCGGTACGAAATCAATCAACCAGCCCTGTTTACAATTTCCTCAGATTCCAGTTCGACGAAGAAGAGTTTTGGGAAGTCAAATTTGTGCCGGTCAGCAGTTACGAAGTAAGAAACGGTCGTGAAGTTGACGGCTCTCCTCGTCTGCTGAACATACTAGATACAAAGGTTCAAAACCTTATCGGCACAGACGGTGAAGGTTTGCGAATTAGATTTGCGGGAGTCAAGGACATCGACGTTACCTCGGACGACGGGCGTGAATTGCTTTCTGTACAGCTCCTAGGGTCGGGAAATAAGTTAGGCAACGCTCTAAACGGGTTTGACGACCCCTTTCCGAGTAGCGACAAGTTCCAATCCAGCAAAGAAAGTTTCCACGTCGATCGTTACGCACGAATTGCTGAGTTTTTCATAATAAACGAGATTACAAACAGTGCTGCAAACTTTGAGCATGACATTGTCTACTTAAATACTCAGACCACAAACATAGTTCCGCCCAATTACTCTAACCTTGCGCTGGTCGGTCTAAACATCAGAAGCAGCAGGGAGGTCAACCAGCTCCAGCAGTTCAGCGTATATTGTGAGCAAGGTCTGGGTAGCACCAATAGGTTCCCGGATGTCCTAAAAGATCTGCTTACCAACAAACGCTATGGTTCCGGTGGAATTCTTAATCCTCAACAAATTGACGACGTTAGCTTTGAGACCGCTGCACAGTTTTGTGAAGACCGACTTTATTTCTTTGACGGCGTCATCGACGAAAAGCTAAACATCCGCAGCTGGGCAGCCCAAACCGCACAAGCATTCTTGCTTGACTTTGTCATCCGTAACGGCAAGTTTGCGCTCCAGCCAGCCATCAATCTTGCTAAAGCTGGAGACCAGCCTGTACCAGAGACGATTCGTGGTCTGTTTACCGCAGGCAACATCATCGAAGATACCTTCGAGCTGTCCTTTGCCGACGAACAAGACCGCATCCCCCCAAGAGTGCAGGTTCGTTGGCGTGATGAAAAAGGTGACGTTATAGTCGATCAACCTCGAAGAGGTAATTTCCCACTCATTAGACAGGTCACAGTCAAAGAGGCTGGAACGACAGACGATGCACCGCTTGAGCAGATTGATGCGTCCGCTTTTGCTACAAGCCAGCAGCACGCAATCGACGTTGGCAAATTCATCTGTCGCACTAGGCGTCTCGTAACACACAGCATTAGCTTTAGTACAACTCCGCCAGAATCTTCACTAGATATTGGCAGCGTGTTCAAACTCGGCTTAGAGACCGTTAATTTTGAACAACCGCAAAACGGAGCAATTACAAGCACGGGTGAAGTTACAGCATGGCCACCCTTAGCTGACGGCAACTACCCTGTACTGCTGTGGGACGGCAATAACCTGCAGGAAACCACAATCAGCGTCTCAGGTGGCAAATCTAAGCCTGCTGGATCCGTGTTTTGTCTGCGTAATACGACGGCGACCACGCAAACCTATAAAGCTCAATCACTGTCGTTTAACGAGGAAGGCAACATTCAAGTAGAGGCGACGTTCTTCCCGACAGATGAGGAAGGGTTTAGCCTTATAGCAAAGGATTTTGATGATCCAACCAAGTGGGAAATCGAAGGTGAAATCTAATGGCTAGCTTTCCAGAAATCTGCCCCATCTCGCGACGGTTCACCGCTGGGCAATACCCTACTAGACGATTCAACTCGATTAGTGGCGCTGGTACGACACGCCTTTATGGCAGCAAAGCATTCGACGCCCGCCTCGACCTAGAGTTCATCGTCAACGATGAGCTTGTCGCAGCGATCTTTGATTCCTGGTACGCCAGCTTTGGACAGTTCACCGAATTGACGTTGCCAGAGCCGGTCATTGCCGGTAGCGATGAACTTCTAGACTCCGTGACTCCAGACTATTTAGAATGGTACTGGGATAGAGAGCCCACAATCGAGACTATCCAACCTGGCTTGTCTCGGGTCACCGTAAACCTTGTTGCCCGTCTGGAGATCCAACCATGATTCTTACCGGCGCTGATGGGCAGCTGAAGTTAGGCACGCGATCCATCGCCAAGGTCCGTAACTGGTCGCTTTCAATCCAGCGCAATGCGATTGACGTGACGTGCCTAGAAGAGTTTGACCGTTCGTACGTCCCCGGAGTCCGTAACACTACAGGCAACGCCACCATTTACTACGACCCCAATCAGTCGGATGACGTGGAGCTGTTGAACTCTATTCTGCAGAATCGCGACTGTTCATCTGGTCCTTGCACCGAAGACATTACCTTTGTGCTCAACCGCTGCGGTGGTCAGGGACAATTCAGGTGTGACTGTCTGATTACTGAAGTCGGACCAAGTGTGAGCGTAGGTGAAGCTCAGTCAGTATCTGTATCGTTCCAGGTTACTGGACCTCTTGATGGTGTCTTCTAATGCCAGTCCTTGGTTCGGGCGGCAGGGTTTTATTTAAACGCCCGCCCCTAAACACAATTGAGGTAGAGCCTGAGAATTTTAACTCAGGTTGTAGTAGTTTTAACGTCAACTCTTCGGGGATCTGGAACGGCGACAAGATCTGCATCACTGACATTACACTTGAGGGCGAACTACCTGCTAACACTGGAGCTTTTGCCACTTACCTAGGCAGCAAATTTGCGCTTGGTCCTAACCGTGACCACATTGATAGCGACAGCGATAACTTTTACAAAAACGATTCTGAATGCTACCCCGATAATGCCTGCGGGGATGCGGCGAATTTTTACGCAGTAAATGGTGTAGGCGAAGTTCCAGAAGCAGGCAATGAACGCTGTTTTTTCGTAAACATCGATGAGTTTGGACGTTTAAGGCTTTTTAACGACCGCTGTTCAGCAATTGCAGGTTGTGCTGGGAATGAGGTGAAGCTTGCAAATTTCCCGTTACTGGAGTCATTACTGCTAGAGACTTTAGGCACAAGAGAATACCGAAATGCAAAGTGGGAATGCATTTTTGATGGATGCCAAATTCCTAGAGGGGACTATGGCTTTTCAGATGTGGCGGACTCCGAGACTGACGTTTCTATCTGTGCGTCTGCACCGCTGTTTGATTTCCCGGTTGCTGGAACGGATGAATACGATAACGCTGACGTTCAACCCCGTGGAAGCTCTGATTTCCCTCAAGCATTATGCAACCTGCGGGAATACAGTCTTAACCTAGACGCCCCAGCAATCGACACCACATTAGTAGGAGAGAAGTTCGGAGACAACATTAAGTCTCTAGTGCGTGGAGGTGGTTCGTTTGAGTTCTTTATTGATCGAAATTGCTTAGGGGAAGATACAGAGGATGCAAGCTGGATGCTGTTGAACCTGCTGACACTGACTGAAGGAGGTTGCACTAACCAACCGATAGAGACAGAAGCTTGGTTCTATTTGTACGAGCAAGATTGTACTGCAAGTAACTGCTTCCCACCTATCGGCGGATCTCTTTACTACAAAGCAAATATCTTGATTACTCAGGCAGCTGTCAATGTCCGTCCAACGGAGCTTATAGCGGGTACTGCTGAGTTTGTCACGACTGGTGAGATCAAGCTGCTCCAAGCCTCCTAATATAGGGAAAGGACTTTAGACCCACGCTCTGATGGCGAAGCTAAATAAAGCCGGTGACATCGGTTCAATGGGTGAGATTGATGTCCCCCAGGGAGACTTTAGGACGCAGGTAGATATTGTTGCTGACGAGTTGCGGCAGCTGGCTGGCAATGCAGACGTCAGCGGGGTAATGCCAACGAGCGACCCGTTAAACGCTCCTTATACGCTTTACGTCAATCCATACACTGGTCAAGACACCTTTGTTGGCGGGCAGTTTAACGATCTCGATGCGGAGCTGGAACGCCGTATCAGCCTGCAGCGCTTGGAGTGTGGCTATACGTCGGCTAGACCATTCAAGACGGTAAACCGTGCAGCAATTGAGGCTGCGATTATTACCAGCCGCGACTACCTGAACTCAGACATCAGCCGTACTCGGGCGCTAGTAACAATCAAGCTGGAGTCAGGCGAGCATCTTGTCGATAACAGTGCAGGTGCAAATCTTGGAAGTGGGTTTCCGGAAATTCCCAGCGGTACTGAACCGACGATTGCTGAACTGGTCCGTTTTAACGACCCAATTAAAGGTGGTGTGATCCTGCCTCGTGGCTGCAGCGTTATCAGCCTAGATCTACGCAAGACTGTTATTCGCCCGGCTTTTGTTACTCCGTTCGAAGATGAAGCACCTGATTACAGCAACCGTCGTTCAATCTTTAAGGTAACCGGCGGGGGTTATTACTACGGTTTGACCTTTAAGGACAACCTTCAAGCAAGAGAAAGCCACCACCTTCTGCACTGCTTTGAGTTTGCAAGCCAGGCAGAACTGGATCTGCTTTACCAGAAAGTTTTCAGTTCATTTGGTAGCGCTGAGATCAGTGCTGGAAATACCGTCACTCAAAGCACTGAGTTTGAGATCGTTGGACCTAAACCTCTTATTCCTACTGATCCAACTGACACAGTAGCTAGCGCCAGTCCTTATATCTATAACTGCAGCGTTCGCTCAGTCTTCGGTCTTGGTGGAATTTTCGCTAATGGCGATGAGACTGCTGGCTTCCGTTCAATGGTTGTTGCGCAGTTTACTGGCGTCAGCCTTCAGCGTGACATGCGGGTATGGCAAGAGTATTTGCCAAGTATGCAGTGGGTGCCAATTAACAGAACCGGCGCCGCGCCAGACAACAGCGCTGACTATACGACCTACATTAATTTAGATCCAAATAACTTGCGGATGGATCCGAACAAGAGATCCTTCCACGTCCGTGCTGTTAACGACTCAATTATCCAAGAGGTGTCGGTCTTCGCGATCGGTCAAGGCGTACACCACTGGGTCGAATCTGGCGGTGAACTGACAGTTACTAATAGCAACTCAAACTTTGGCGGTGTCGCTGCCCTTGCTGAAAATTTCCGCCGAATCTCTCAACCATTTGACAGCGGTTATAGCGCAGTACAACTCCGTCGTCCTAGAGATCCATTTGACTTTGGGATTGCTGGAGTCAAAGAGATCACCTTGGGCTTTGTAAATTCATTTGAAGAGGGTGACGGTGGTGCTGTTCCGAACCGACTGTTTTTAACTGAAGACTTGGTTCCTGGTCGTCGTCGACCAACTCAACCGTTGATTTTAGAAAAAGATAATTACAGCTTGAAGACTGGTGATTTTATCTGGATTGACAACCCGAACGGACCAGATTACAGGTCACGAATCCGCGAAAACGGCTTCAACGCACAAATTGATGCAAACCTTATCAACGTCCAGTTTCCATTTCAAACGCAGGAAATTTCGCAAGTAGACGAGGATGGAAACGAAGTTTTCGTCAACAAGTTCCCCGACGATAATGCAGAAGCTGGCAGCTTCTCTCAGTTTCCCAGACTTCCTGGATTGCGCGTGTATATTCGCAGGTATCAAGACATTCGTTCGGTCGAGGAGCGTAGCTACTCACTGCTGTTAAATAGCACCCGTACTGATAACCGTCTTCCAGTCCGTGACTATGTGTTACAGCCTTCAGGCGGCGGTCAATGGCTCACTCGAACGTCTGCTATTCAAGGATCTGAAGTAGACCCTGAATCCGGCAATTTTAGAGTAAAGCTTGGATACGTTAAGCGAGCCTCGGCTGATAACGAATACAACGAAGACAGATACTACCGCAAAGGCGATGTAATTACTAAAGATAATAAGCATTTTATTTGCGTACTCGATACCATTGCTCGTTTCGCCGGACCATTTGATCCTAATCAGTGGGCTGAAAATTATGTGCACATGGAAGAAGATTATGCGCCTGGGGGGAATCGTAAAAGCTCTAGCCCGATCTTGATTTTTGACTTTGATAAGCAAGATACAGAGGTTACACCAGTTGATTTCTTGTTAACGGGTGACGTCACAACGGATCCTTTAATTTTCCCCGAGCCTCAATATCGGTCCGCAACAGATTATCTTGGTATTTTTGAGCAGCTGCGTAACTGGGGACTAGCATCAAACACCGCCCAAGATTTACTAAAACCGCAAACAAACGATCAGAGAGATTTAAATCTAAACACTATCGGAGTACCTAACACTAATTTCGAGTTGCGTCGACCCAGTAACGTTCGTCTGTTCGGACACGCATGGGAGTGGGCAGGATTTAGCAATTACACCAAGTCTCTTCCTGATTATCAGCGCACACTGTCACCAGATAATAAGTTCACTTACTTCTTTACTGACCAGTCCGGTGGTCGGGTTTTCTGTGCAGGCTTCAACGAGGAAGGTCTGCAGGTTTCACCTCGCGGTCTTGAAGATGTAACTACAGGCGACGTTCTTTCAGCCGACAACCTATCAAGCCCCGACCGTGAACTAGAGCAAGCAACAACATTTGAAAAACTCTCTGTAGGTGAGCTTAATGTTACTAAGTATGCCGAAAGTTCTGCTAGAGCATCGACCACAGACCCTGGTATCGTTCGTCTTTATCAGGAAGGGCGCGTAAACGACAGTCAGTCCGTTAGTGATGTAGTAACGTTTAATGACGTTGAAGAATCGTTTGCTAAAAAGCTACCAGGCAACTTGCCTTATGTCATCTTCCACGTAATCCCAAACGTTCGCTTTAATCCAGATACCTTTGAAGAAGAAGTAATACCTGGAACTCCAACCACAGATTTGCTAGTAGGTAAAGACACAATTCCCTTCGGTTTTGATGCTAGTGAAAAAGCACTTCGCTGGGAAAAAGGCGATCCCTTCCAAAATAGTATTACTGAAGCACTTATTGAAGCAGCAAAGGTTTTCGTACCAACGGGTTCAACAATCGTGATTAGCGTTCACGGTACACGTGTCGATGAAAATGGGTCGGTAGAAATTGAAGACGGTCCAATCCAGCTAGCCAACGGTTTTGCTCCTGTTGTAATTGCTGGTGCTCGCGGTGCTGGTATTAATGACCCGGATGGTAAAGCGCCAAAAATTAGACTTAATAGGAGAGTTACAAAAAACGCTCTCGGTCGTACTCCTCAGTACTCCAAACAGTACGCATTCTCTGCCGGAGTAACATTCTCTGACCTTCGGGTTGAGTGTGCTTGCGATAATAAAAACGGTTTGGTGGCAACTGTAAATGGAGGTTTTGGAGTCGGAAAATTTGACACTGTTTTGACTTGGATTAATCCTATAAATGTAGCGGCATGTGCAACTACTTACGGTCAACAAGCAATTTTCCAATTCTACGGTCAAGCGAACACTACAAGAACCTTCCTACAAGAGTTTGTCGATTGGCGTCCTAACGGAATTCCGACTACTGGCGACGATAGGCGATCTCTTGAGTTCTTTGGTGCTGCAGGCGGTTCGGGTTTGATCTCTCAGGGCTGTGATATTATTGTGGACTTTCGTGATGGTGCAACAGGCAGTGGCGGGACCAATACGTCTAACTGCGTATTTGCCTTCGACGCAAGACTAACTACCCCTGGAGCGGTTCCACTTCAACAAGACGAGATTGCTGTGAAGTTTGTTGCAGCTGGTAGCCGTGGTGGCGTTACTACAGGCGGTCGTTCGCGTCCTATTTGTGACTTGAACTTTAATAACAAACCATTTTTTATCGATGATTTTGTTTCTCAAGAGACACGCTCAGCTCAAAACTATTTTGGTGAATCTTTCAGGTTTAGGTCAGGCACTTTAAGTGGAACATACAATCTTGAAGGAGGTGAGTCTACACGCTTCTTTGCTCGTCGTGCTGCTAACGGTCCTCTGCAATTAAATAATGGTTGCTGTGTTGACATTAGAGCAGAAGAAGGCCAAGCAAATTCGCCAGGCAGACCAAAGGCAAGTGGTCCTATTGCTTTTTACTGGGAGATCGAAGAGGGTGAAGCTGGCGTTAACAGAGGAGACGTTTTGGTTGCAAACAACAGCACCAACGCATTCGTCTATAACGCTAACCGAAACCGCAACGTTCAGAATCCATAGAATGGGGGCACGGCGAATGTCCGTGTCCTTTGCGCTGAATAGTCATGGCTGTCAAGATTATCCTCAAGAACAGTGCGACTGAGGACAAGCGTCCCACGCCTGGGCAGCTAGAAAACGGTGAGATCGCCCTCAACTACAACGAGGCTGGTGCGTTTCTAACTTGTAAGGACACGGACGGCAACATCCAGCAAGTGGGTGGTGTCAAGATTGCAGAAATCGCACCAGACGCACCAGTCAAGCAGACGCTGTGGTTCCAGCCTTCTAGTTTGACGCTGTTTGTTTACGACGGTGATTCCTTCCTACCAACTGCAGGCGGCAGTGGCGGTGGGAGCGCGCGTGGGGGGGCGTCTAG